ATATAGAAAATAAAAGCGAAATTGAAACAGCTAAAGAAATGGGATATAGGACCAGTGAAAAAAATAGATCTCCTGGGTACAAGCAGATAAAAAAAATAAAGAATAAAATATATAAAATTGCCAAGCAGATAATTTCTGATATTTAAAAAAAAATGAACAACCCCGAGGAAGAAAAAATAAGTCTTTCTAAAGAACAGGAGGACATAATTAGATCGGCTTTTGCCCAAGGAGCTAGTCCAAATCTTTCTGATTTAACTAGGCAAGTTTTTAATAATAATTCAATAGACGGAAGAAGCAAAGAAGGCAGAGCTATAAAAGAATACATAGCAGAATTCCAAATTGGAAAAGTAAAGGTTAATGTTATTAAAAAAATGGAACCTTTTCCTCTAACCGAGGAGCAAAAACAAAAAATAAAAGAAGAATACAAAAAAGAAGGCTTTACAACACTTATATTTACTAGAAATTTGCTTAATGATCAAACAATTAGCGCTCTTCATTTGGAGCATCGCGCAATCAGTGACTACGTTAAGTTTTTGCAAGATCAGGATGATAAAAAAAGTTTAAGAATTACTGACTCAGGAGAATTTGAATCAATAAATTACGAACCTTCGTCAAATTTGAGAAGAGGAGAAGCTCCAACTGAGCAGTATAGACCGCCAGCTACAATCACGCAAGCTATAGCAAGAATAAATAAATATTTAAACTACGGGTGGAAAGAAGATACCTTAAAAAGAGCCCAATTAAAGTGGGTTGAATCTTTATTTTCTTATCTAAAGATATTTAGATTTCTTTATCAGATAAATAATTACTCTCGACAAGAAGATAGAGAACTTTTCGAAGATGCTTTTATTAGATACACCCACGACAAAGACGATTTGACTCAAGAGGAGTTGGATCAATTCATTACTCTTTCTAATGAAGTGGTTATTGCGGCAGATATTCAAAGAAGAATAGAATATTTAAGAATATCATTAGACGATATGGCTTCGGAATCTGACGGCAGAAAGATAAGCATGAGCCTAAATGAGGCTATTAATAATGCTCAAACAGAATATAATCAATGTATTTCTAGGCAGGACAAATTATATAAAAGTCTAACAGTTAATAGATCAAAAAGAATAGAAGAAAAAAGAAATGAAAACGCATCTATATTAAATCTTGTTTACGCATGGAAACAGGAGGAAAATAGGGCAAGGATGATTGCTTTAGCTGAAAGGCAGAGGGAAGCTTTAAAAGAAGAAGTTCAGAAGCTTTCATCTGTTGACGAGTTTAAGGCTATCATTAGGGGTATCGACCCTAAAGAGATATTCAATACTTAATTGTTATGAATTTTTCATGTAAAGAATCCAAATGCGAATACTCGTCTGATAGTAAAGATGATTTTATTAACCATATTAAAAAAACGCACGATCTAAAAATAGATCACTATTTAAAACAACATCTAAATAAAAAAGATCTGCTTACCAAGGAGATTATTGAATTCAAAAGCCTTGAGCAATACCTGCTAACCGAATTCACTAATAAGAAAAATATGCTAGCGTGGCTTAAGTTAGAAAAAGATGGTTTGGCAAAAAAATTCTTATTGAATAAAATTATTGAACATTCTAAATTAAAAAGTGTATGCCATTTTCCGTCCTGCTCCGAAATGAGGACGATTTCTTATTTACCGTCAATAAAAACATATGAATTTTTCTTTCCAGATTTGAATAATTTCATTGAATCTACTGGCTTAAATAGAAGATATAACTATAATAAAAAAGAAATAAATTTTAATTTTATTCATAAGAAAAACATAACGATTGACACAAGAGAACAAAAGCCTCTAAAACTTAATAATTGCGATGTTTTTACTGAAAAACTTGAATTTGGCGATTATTCTTGCGACGCTTTACTAGCGATTGAAAGGAAATCTTTAAGTGATTTAGTTTCAACCTTATCTTCTGGCTTTGAAAGATTTAGCCGCGAAATAGAAAGAGCAAAAAACGCTGGTGGATATATAGTAGTAGTAACGGAGTGCGATATTAACAAGTTTTTATCTTTTTCTTATTCTAGGGCGGGTAAATTTTCAAAAGCATCTACCGATTTTATATTTCATAGATTTAGAGAAGTTTGTAAAAATTATCCAAATAACGTTCAGTTTTGTTTTTCTGGAGGCAGAAAAGAATCCTCAAGCCTTATCCCAAAAATACTTTCACTTGATGTTGATGCTGCTAAATCTTTAGATTTTCAATACTTAATCGAGCAAAATATTATTTAAATATGTGGGAAGTTGGAAATCAAGACATAGCAATTCCTGAAAGGCACTTTAATGAAGAGCTAATGGAAATGAAGGGTGAGATGGATGACCCTACCGCTAGAATAACACTAGCAAAATTCTTAAAATCAAATATCGGACTTACCACGGAATTATTTCTAGGAATCAAGCTAGAGAAATACCAAGAGCTAAATATCAAAGCTATGTTTAATAGAAATTTTTCTATGCTTACATGGGGCAGAGGTGCCTCCAAGAGTTTTTGTGCTGCGGTATTTTGTATTCTTCAATGTATTTTTGAGCCAGGAACTAAAATATTAATTGCGTCTGCCAACTTTAGAACTTCTCGTAGGCTTTTTATGGAAATAGATAAGATGCTTAATGCTAAGGACGCGGGATTGGCAAAGCAGTGTTTTAGAGACCCTATTAAAAGAAATGATGAATATGTTTATCCGGTTGAACTTCCAACTGGAGGATCAATAACTGCTATTCCGCTTGGCGGCGAAAATACTAGAGGCTATCGCGCATCTGTTTTAATTATTGACGAGTTTTTATTGATGCCTAAAGATATTGTTGAGAGGGTTTTGATGCCATTTATGAGTTCTCCGCTTGATGTCGCGGAAAGAATCAGAGTTAGAGAAATAGAAGACCAAATGATAAAAGCTGGGAGGCTCAGCGAAAAAGATAGAACAGTATTTAAGAATGCCAACAAAATGATAACGCTGAGTTCTGCTAGTTATACATTTGAATATCTTTTTGAGCTTTATTCTATTTGGTCCGATATTATTAGAGATCCTAGTTTATTGGGGGATAGTGAAAAAATAGGAGAAGACAGAATGGAAGCCATGAAAAACTCTACTTATTTTGTTTCTCAAATGAGTTATGAGTCATTGCCAGAGCACATGATCGATCAAGGCGTTATTCAATTAGCTAAAAGCGGAGGAATTAGTCATTCTGCTTTTCTTAGAGAATACTGTGCTAGATTTGTAGATGGTGGAGACGGCTACTTTTCTCCTAAGAAAATGACACTTTGCACTGTTCCCAACGGACAATATCCGACAACGAAAATAGTTGGAGATAAAGATAAAAAATATGTTTTAGCTATTGATCCAAGCTTTAGCGCATCTAAGAGTTCTGACTATTTTGCAATGGCGGTCATGGAATTAAATGAAGAAGACGGAACATCTATTTACGTTCACGGATACCAGAAAGCCGGAGCAAGCGTACAAGACCATATTAAGTATTTTTATTACTTGCTAACTCATTTCAATATAAAAATGGTTATTATCGATAATGCTGGAGGCGATCAATTCATAGAAGCTGCCAATGGTTCGGCTATTTTTAAAGCAAAAGGAATGAAGGTCGGCTTTTTTGAGTTTAATTCAGATAAAGAAGGAGATGAGTATTTAGAAATGCTTAAAGAAGCGAAAACTCAGTACAATTCAGATACTGGGACAATATGTATTAAGCAGTATTTCACATCTTCTTTCATTGGAAGAGCTAACAGTTATCTTCAGAGCTGTATTGACCATAAAAGGGTTTGGTTTGCAAGCGCTTCTTGCGCTCATCCGGACATTGTTAATCAAATGTTTTCTTTAAATATTCCTATTGACTATATATATCCAAAAGGAATAGACGACGCGCCAGAAGACGCTATTGAGAGGGCGAAATTAGGAGTTAGAGATTTCATGGAGCAGCAAGATTTTATAATTAAAGATACCAAAGATCAATGTGCTCTAATTCAGGTTTCTTCAACCTCTCGTGGAACGCAGAGTTTTGACTTACCCGCTCATTTAAGAAGATTGACAACCGCTAATAAACCAAGGAAAGACAACTATTCCGCGCTAATGCTTGGAAATTGGGCAGTTAAGGTTTTTTTCGACTTAAATTCTGATAAAGCAGAAAAGCCTAAGTATAATTTTACACCCTTTTTTCTATAAAACGTGTAGAATTATACAATAATATAATTAAAAAAATATCTTAAATTGTCAATAAAAATAATGTTTAATATATAAACTTAAATACAAAAGACAAGCCGATTCTTTAACATCATGACTCAAAAAAATAAAAAGATTGAAATTCCTGAAGCTGTAATGGCTTCATTAGACGACAATTTGAGCATAGCCGTCGCCTCAACCTGTGAAAGGACGGGCGAAACATCAATGAGAAGAAATGTGGCGTCTTCAATTACAAAAAATGATAGATTTTCTAATTTAGAAAAAGGAGTTGTTCCATTTGTTTATGGCACCGGAAAGGGTAATTACAATTCTAACATTTCAGCCAAAGACGCAATAGTACTTTGTCAAAAAGCTTATTGGAATGTTCCAATTTTTAGAAACACAATAGACCTAATGACAGAGTTTAGTCTCTCTGACATTTATTTAACTGGCGGAAACGAGCAAAGCAGAAAATTTTTTAACCTTTGGCTTCAAAAAATAAATAGCTGGGACTTACAAGATCAGTTTTACAGAGAATTTTATAGAAGTGGAAATATTTTTATCTACAAATTTAGAGCTGACTTTAGTAGAGAAAATATGATGAAAATACAAGAGGCGTTTGGCGCCTCGTCTTCCGACGATCAGCAAATTCCAGTTAAATACATAATTTTAAATCCATCTGATATAAATATTGTAACATCATCTTCTTTTTTAGACAACGTTTATGTAAAAATGCTGAACGACTATGAGCTTCAGTCTCTTATAAATCCAAGAACCGAATCAGATAAACAAATAGCCGAAAAAATACCAGAAATAAAAAACTTATTGGAAAAAGCGTCGAATTCTCAAAAAAAGAATATCCCAGCTGGTCTTAATAACGTTGCGCTAGAATTAGACAAAGATAGATTAGTAGCTATTTTTTATAAAAAGCAAAATTACGAGCCGCTATCTGTACCTATGGGATTTGCGGTTCTAGAAGATATAAATTCAAAACTTGAACTAAAAAAAATAGATCAAGCGATTGCTAGGTCTGTTCAGCAAGCCGTGTTGATGATAACAATGGGCGACGAAAAAGTTGGAATGCCAAGCGCGCAAAATTTAGCCTCAATGAGGAAGCTTTTTGAGAATCAAAGCGTTGGAAAAGTTTTAGTTGCGGATTACACAACAAACGCAAAATTTGTTATTCCAGATATCGGCAATCTTCTTGATCCTAAGAAATATGAAATCTTAGATAACGATATAAGAATGGGGCTAAATAGTATTTTATTTGGAGAAGAAAAGTTTTCAAATACCTCAATAAAAGTAAAAGTTTTTTTTGCTAGATTAAGATATGGTCGTGAGAAATTCTTAAGAGACTTTTTAATTCCAGAAATGAAGGAAGTTGGAAGAGCGTTAGGTTTTAAACAAATTCCTACTCCAAAATTAGAAGACATCGACTTTGAAGATAACGTATTAATGAGTAGGGTGTATTCTAGACTCATAGAGCTTGGCGTCTTAACCCCAGAAGAAGGATTTGATGTATTTCAAAGCGGTAGACTTCCAACCTCTGAAGAAAGTATCGAATCTCAAAAAAAATACAAAGCCCTAAAAGAGAAAGGTTATTATCAGCCATTAATAGGAGGAGCTAAAGATCCTAGCTCGCCAGCTGGAACAGGAGCAAGTAAAAGTCCTGCTGGAAATTCTGGTAGACCAACTGGCACTGGAGGTAAACAACTCGTAACACGGAAACAAGCCTCGGCTTCAACCGAGGCAGATAATATAGAAACATTCAGTTGCGAAAAAATGAAGACAGTTTTAGCGTCTATAACTTCTCTTGAAAAGAATATAGAAACAGCGCTTAAAGCCAAATTTAAAATAAAAAAATTAAATAAACAACAAGCCGATATTGTTTCTGATATTGCAATTTTAATTGCGCAAAATGAAAAATTAGAAAACTGGAATAAAACTTTTGATTTATACATACAGGATATGTCAAGGTCAAATCCGGAAATCTATAGTCAAATAGACGAACTTGCTGCAAATCACGGCATAGATATAAGATCCGCAAGTATTTTATACCATAGCAAAAAATAATTTTTATGGGTATTAATAAAATAAATTTAAAACAAATAGATGCAGATTTTTCTGGTCTCGTTGGTCAATATGGTTCTGGATACTTCACTTCAACTGGACAATTCAACTCTCTATCTAATTCAACTTTTAAATATACAGATTTGCCAACAACTCAATTTGTTTATCAAACGGGTAATCAAAATATATCAGGTTCTAAAACTTTTTTTTCTAGACCAATCTTAACTGGGGCTGACATTACGTATCACGCTTCTGGAATAGCTAGATTAGGAGAGGTAGTAACAATTGCTGGCTCAGAAACGATAACTGGACCAAAAACATTTTTAACAAATGCTACTTTTAATAGTAACGTAAATACGTTTGAATATTGTGATGTAGAATTTACAGAAACTAATTTTATTTTTGATCCAAATTCCTCTGCTAGCTTAGTATCCAATTTGGGATCTCTTCTTGTAAACACAACATCAAATCAAGCAGTAGGCGGAGTTAAAAACTTTACAGCTGGATTGAATGTTAAGGGAACTGGTGTTTTAGTAAGCGGAGCGGTAAATCCAATATATGTTAATTTGGCAAATAGCAATACAGAAAGATATATTGTTTTTACAGATGGAACAGGTAGCGGCTCAAAGTTCTTATTACAAAATAGCGGATTGTCATACAGTCCGTTAAATAAGAGATTAACGTGTCAAACTTTCGCAGGAAACTTAAATGGGGTAGCTTCTTTTTCCGCAAGACTTTCTGGTAAAAATCCTATTGCAAAAATAAATAACGTTACTTTCGATGGATCTACTGATATAGTAGTTGCTCCGAATATAGCTTTGGATTCCGCCGCTTCAGAAAGACCATTATTATTTAAGCAGAGCACAACAACGGGATATAATAATTTATTTTTTGATAGTGCTATAACAGTTAATCCAGCCGCTAATTCTATTTCTGCCTCAACATTTAAAGGTGGTTTTTCTGGAAATGCTTTAAATGCAACAAGTTCTGCCAATTTATCGATTGGTACATTTAACGCGACTGACAATATTAACTTTCAGTTTCCTACTAATACAACCGCATACCAATTAACTAATACTTTTTTCGCACCGAATTCAGACAATACAAGAGCGCTTGGGCAAACCGCTAAAAGATGGAGCAATGTTTATGCTGGAGCAACTGCAATTAATACTTCCGATGAAAATTTAAAAACAGAAATCTCTGAAATACCGGATTCTTGGCTAGACGCATGGGAAAATGTGAATTACGTAAGATATAAATTCAAAGACGCCGTTGCTCAAAAAGGTTTGTCTGGAGCAAGATGGCATATTGGACACATAGCTCAAGATATTAATGAGAAGTTTCAAGCTCGTGGATTAGATGCGTTTGAAATAGGCATGCTTTGTTATGACAAGTGGGAAGAACATGTCGATGTAGATGGAAAAACAGTACCTTCTGGAGAAATTTGG